TTACAAAAGAAACTAGACTAGGTGCATCTAACTCATCACCATCCTGTATGACAGAAACCTCATCTGTTTCAAACAGTTCGCCTTGATCATTTTCATTTATTGCCATATCTACTAGTATCCAAATGTTGAGTCAGAAGCTTGAAACCCTGAACGTTGTGACATAGGGTTGAAATCCCAAAGTGAGCTACGTGGTCTTGTCATTATACCATACCTTAAAGCATCATACAAGTGATCTTCTGCATTTGTATCAACATCTTCATGGTTCTTTTTATCTAAAGGTAAACCAGGAAGCTGAGCTATCATGTTGGTACAGGAAGAAAAGAACACGAGTCTTGGCTCCTCAGTGAACTCATCTACCTGTAAACGGCGGTGAAGCTCGTTTTTACCTGCAACCCTAGAACCTTTTGAACGATCAGAAGGACGCCACCTACATCCTTTTGCATTCATCTGCTCTGCCAAAGACGGGCCTGTGTCTCCACGTTTATGCCACAGGGAACTATCTAACACACCGTATCTAATACTACTATCACTACTTTCAGTTTCAAGTATCATATCTGCTAAATCAGTAGCTGTAACTTTAGAACAATAGAGTTCTCTATATACAATGAGTTGTTCAGCGGGAGATACAGCAATCCAGACAACTCCTGTAAAGCTCCCATAGCCGTAGTCACAAGCTCTAAACTTAGTCCAGCTTCTTGGTATATCATAAGGCTCAATTACATGTATCTTTCTGTTGAACTCAGGAAACGCTGCTCCTTCATTTACATCCCAATTACCCTCAAGTAATTGCTTTCTTTGGTGTTCAGGTAGCGAGAGTAGCATAGCTTCGTAGTCACCACTCTCAGCTAAGTAAGGATTATCAAACAGACTAGCAGGTATGAACCTTCGTTTGAATAGGGGTTGTCCAGCTTTACTATGCCCTGATGGAAACTTCAGTACCTCACTAGTCTCAATGTCCGTTGCCCAGAATGGCGTATTAGGTTTAGCTGGGTCAATGAACATTTTTTTTACCCAAGCATGTCCTAAACCGCCAGGGTTAGTTGTGGCTCTCATGTACAAGCCTAAGTCTTTATTAGCAGTACGTAAACGTGATCTCATGTAGTTCCACGCAAAGGGTGACTGCCACTGCGTCAACTCGTCAAACGCTACATAGTTAAACGCCTGTCCTTGGTAACGCATAACGTCTGTGTCTCTGTCCAAGTATGACATCCATAATGTGCCACCTCTAGGTGTAGTCCACTGACTCTTACGCTCAGACCACTTAATTCCAGGTATAGCCTTAGGGTACAACTCTTGGCTTTTCTGTATAAGCTCTCTTAGTTCTTCTGTTGTATGACGTACCAACAGCCCACTAAAGTCTGGACTGTTCATGTTCCTTAAGGGGTCTGCTAGTGTGGCGTAGCTCTTGCCGCCTCCTGCTGCTCCTCCATAAAGTACTTCACGTTCACTAGACGCTAGGTATTGTGTCTGTGGGCCAGGGTTTGGCTGAAAGACTACGTTCTGTGCCGTTGGTACGTCATATTCTTCATGCTTAACTTGCGCTGGGCTGGTCTTCTGTATCACTGTCTTCTTCGTAGATGAAGTAGCCTGTTCTTTCTTTTTCGAGGATTTCGATTTGGTGTAACGCTTTTTGGAGCCGCTGGGCATACTGGCGCTTAATTGTAGTAAGCCTTTTTCGCTTTCTTTCGACATCTAATCTCTTCTTCAACCCATCGTGTGTTATACTTTTACCAGACTGAGTAGTAAGCCACGCTGCAACCTGTCTTAAAGTATATTGCTTTACGTGCTTCCTTGCAAGCTCTAATAGCTCTAGTTCTTTTGGTATAGGCTTTAGCCATTCATTATCTTCTGGGTCAACCTCATATCCAAAGGGTATGTACTGGCTTACTCTTGGTATACGCTGCCAGAGCTTAACCTTAAGTGGTACTTTAGGTAGCATCCAGTACGCATAGTTTAGAGGTCTTTCTTTTCTAAACGTCAGCATCTTCACTGTTTTTAGGTGGCAAGATAAACAAACCACCACTTGACTCTACAGATACTTTCTCAGTTTTAACTACACCAGCACGATCTAAGATCTGCCCTGCTGCCATCATCTTTTCTTTAATGCCTAGCTGGGTAGGATCGTCCAAAGCAGAGGCATATGCAACTGCAGCCTTAGGACCAACTCTTGACATATACGTTTTAGTTGCATCAAATATCTCATCCTTTAAAGACTCAACAATAGCTGCAGTTGATGAACCCTCATTGTAACCTGCTAGTTTCTTTGCACGTACAACATCACCACCTGCTTCTTCAAAAAGCACTTCAAGAAACTTAGCTTGGTTTTCTGTAAGATTACGCTTCATGTTATTTTTTAGCTTTCTTTTTTACAGGGCCACCTTTATTCATTTGTCTTTTTTTACCAACAGCAGATAATGCACCTTTATTTATTTGATTAGCTGTACCATCAACTTTAAACATACCACCGCCACCACTAACACGTTTTACCTCTTTAATACTTACTCTAGGTTGAGGCATATCATAATCTAAACCTCTTGCCGCATTAGCTTTAGCTTTAGAAATTTTATCACTCTTTTTTGCTATTTTACGTGCTTCATCTGCATTAGATGCAGTTACCTTTACAGGTGTACTAACATAACCAGAAGGGGCATACTTAACTGCACCTGATTTAGGATTACGTTTACTAGGAACACGTATCTGAAACTTTACTTCATACTCTGCCATACTATGTTACTTTCCTGTAGGCTTTGGTTTTCTTTGCAACTTTCTTAGGTTGAGCCACAAACTGCTTACCTGCCTTAGTGCCTTTTCGTTTAGCTCGTGAGGTAGCAGCATACTCAGAAGAACTAAGAGACTTAATAGCTTTCTCAGGTAAGTATCTCTCACCTGTCGCTTTTGAGCCTTGCGTAGATGGCTTTCCACTCTTGGTTCTCCACTTCTGCTTACCCCAAGACTTTAAGCTCTTCTGAGATTTAGCTAGTGCCATACTATCAGCACTCACATCCACATTCGCACTTACGATTAAGTACAGCACAAATAATACGCTTAATATACGATTTTACTTTAGTAATCATTTGTATCCCCCACCTTTTGCTTTATATTGCTTTGCAACCATCTGAGCTTTCCTGGCGCTCCATTGTCCGGGCTTTCCACCTTTCCCGCCAGCTTTAACGGAAGCAACAAGGCGCTTACGCATACTAGGCTTAGTATAATTACCCGCTGCATTAACTGTAGATTTTTTGCCTGATTTCGCCACGGCTTATCCCCATATCGTGCAGTTCTTTGTCAGATAGATTCATAAGAATCCAGTAGTCTGCCCTGCGTTGTTGACTGTCTTGAATACGCTTCATTAACTTTTTAAACATATCGCACTACTCCTTTATTAATTGTGCAGGAGTAGTTATACACATTTTATGTCAGAGTACTACATACAAGTTTGCATACCCGTTATGTATTAAGTTCGATTAGGATCAAAGTATTCCTCTACTGAAACAATCACTTCCATAGTGTTTGTTGTTTCACCATATACCATAATCTTATCACCTGAATGTAAATTAAAGTAACCGCCATTAACCAAATTAACTACAGAGTTACCTGCCATACTCAGTCCATTAGCTATGTAGTGATACGCATTGTCTTCAGCATGGTAGAACTGTACATAGACTTTCTTAGTGGATGTGTTGTTATTACTAATGTGTAGATACCTAGTAATAGCACTAAAGTTAGCAGGGCAAGTATACACAGCAGTAGCACTGGCATCTGCAGAAGTAGATGCTATAGTGTACCCCTGTGTATGAAACTTGGACTTGCTTAAGTCAGGCATCTAGTATTACTTCTTATTCTTGAGGTTATTAGTTTGTGATTTAACCATACCACCCAAGTTGTAAGACATAACCTTACCACCAGCAGCGTAACCCTTCTTCTTAGTCTTACCACCATTCTTCATAGGCTGGGGCTTAGATTGTTGCATCATACCTTGTTGACGCTGCATGTCAGCCTTAACTGGATCGTATGCACCAGTCATACCACCCATAGCGTAACCCTTCTTCTTCATGGTCATACCACCCTTAGCCATGTAACCCATCTTATTACGTACAGACTTAGGTAACTTCTTTACACCAGCTTGCTTAGCTGTAGGTTCCTTTAAAGCCCCACCAGCAGCGTATCCTTTTTTCTTCATGGCTCCACCTTTAGCCATTCCCTTTTTCTTCATGCCATTCTTCTTCATCGTAGTCTGCCTCACTGTATAAATTGTTAAACACTCGTTGCGTATCCCATACATACTCTACGTTCTGCTTAGAGTGAAACGTATGTTGGTTAGGTAAAAAGTCAGGTGCACCTTCTCCTGCTTCAAACCACGCTGGGTGAGTTACTCTCACTCTGTTGTTGGGTAACGCAACTATGTTACCTGTGTAGTTACCTGCATCAAGTAACTCAAGCACATGTGACTGCTTGTGTTGTGCAGGGTCATCAGCTACCTCACTGTCTGTGTAGTCAACTGTGAAGTAATACTTACAAGGGTAAAACTCCCCATCTACTTTAGCTATCCACGGCGCTGGGCTGGCTCGTTCTATCTTATATACAGAGTGACTGTGAGACATACAATCCCACGGCTGGGCCATATAAGGTGGTAACTCTTCAGGCCATTCCTCTAAAGGTGTATCAGCTACAAGTGCTGTAAGAGGCATCCTAGCCCACATAGCGCCCCCATGTACATTAGGTGTATACTCATCATAGTCTGACTCACACCCCGTAAATATAACTTGAAAGCTCAGTGTACGATTAGGCATTGTAGTTACAGCTACAACCATACAATGTAAAAACTCACCGTGGTATGCACTCATGTTGTGCGTATACTCACGCCTTACCCATGCTTTAAAATAAGGTATATTACTTTGTAGATACGGCATGAAGGTTCTCCTAGCTTACATGCCGTGTAATATACTCCATATTAAAATAAAAGTCAAGCTATAATAAAGTCAACTATCTGTCCATCTGGGGTACGCAGCTTGTTAGGATTAGGATTATATGCGTACATCTGATTGACTAACTTCAAGTCCTCTACTGGTGTGTCAGGAGTTACCTTGTTAGGTTGCTCTGTGTCTACGTCTTTCTTTACAGGCTCACCTACACCATTCTCAAATACAATATTAACGTGTGTCTGGAAAGGCATGTTAGGCAGAGGTAAGTGAGATATTAAAGTCATTCTACTACAGGCTCTCTTGTACCAAAAGATCTCTGATATGTCAAATCATCACTGTAATCTTCAGCCCATCTGTTCTCAGTAAACGTAGCGAACTCTATAAGAGCCTCTAGATCTATATCCATAGAGTTCATGTACGTCTTCATATCAACTACATCCTGCTGTAGTATCTCAATAGTGTATGCCTGTTTGGATACCCACCACACAGCAGCTACAAGCTGTACAGCCATAGCTACTACAAGGGCTACAGGAAGCTTAAGATCAGCCATATTACATTACCACGCTTTACATGACCAGTAACGAGCAGTGAACTTGTCCTTAGCTGTGTCACAACTATGTCTAGCTCTAAAGTTCTTACGTGCACCAGGGTTATCTTTACGGATTGGCATGTCAGGATCACCAAAACGTACAACTTTTACCTGATCACCCTTCTTAGCTAACACAGCAGACTTCTTAGCCTCACCCGATAGCCGTTTGGGTTTGTTATATCCAGGATATGTTTCACCACGGTACTTTAACTTCCCACTAGGCAAACGTTCTACATCTTTAGTTGTAGCCATTACTCTCCATACCCTCGTTCTCTGTCAGGGTCTAAGACCTCATGACGTTCTAAATGTCCTTCCATGTACATAGCACGTTCTACATGGTCTAAACTGTACCATTCTCCTGTACGGTTGTACATAGCTTCACGTACATAGAACACATCTGACTTAGGAATGTGAACTTTGTTTAGTATACGTGTGTTATTTGATGCTATAGCTTCATAAAAGTCTTCAATGACTTGTTCACTTGCATATAGTTGTACTGGTTTTTTGTACATTGTCAAGTCTTATTTTGTAAAAAGAGAAAAAAAGTGTTACAACCGCATGTTAGTACATTAGGAGAGGAGACACATAAGAGAGAGCAGTACTTTATGTGGTTGTAACACTATAGTTTAACTATATAGTTTATTTTTATTATAGTTATAAGACAATAGTAGACTATTTCTATGTACATGTCAATAGTTATTTTATAAAAATACAAACATTGTATAGTTTAACTATAAGTTTAACTATCTTTGTTCTATTTCTTAAGTTATAACTGTATAGTTTAACTATCCTATGTCCAATTCTTTAAGTTTTAACTTATAGTTTAACTTAGGCTGCTACTGCTACGCAGTTTTACACAAAAAAACACCTTTGTCAAGTAGTTACGTTACGTCACTTTGTATATTTTTCTTACATGTCATGGCTTTATAGACAATCTAGGTAGTGCATATACAAGATGTAGTGCTCAAA